ACCTTGCATAAAATTCTTACTCTCTAATCCTTTAAGAATCCCAAGATACTTATTTCGCAATAAGGCCACTTCATTGATAATTGTCTCAAAATCTATAACTTCATCTTCACCGTCTACATATTTCTCAGCATCACGACTAGTTAATGCTCTAGCATACCCTTCAAGGTATTTCTGAAAATGCTTACGACGAATCTTGCGCAATTGCAGGTTTAAATAATTCAATACAGCTTCAATTTCTTGTAGCTGATTGAACCTGAATTCTGTTATCCCTGGTAATGCAGCAATACTTTTTTCTATACTACCAAAAATTGTGCATTCTCTCTTGGCAGTAACTAATTCGGCTTCGTAATGAGTTATAAAATTTGGTATGTTAGAGATGTCACTGACTACTCGGTTATACCACATATGAAATCAATCTTCAAACCCGTGATCAATCTCATCATCTTCATCTTCACCAGCATATTCTTTGTATGCTCGTCCCAATGGAGCGTCGGTACCACCAAACTCGCTGAGTTCATCATCGCTCAACATATCTACCATAGCACCCATTAAATTATCTGCCGCTTCTTGCCGATCTTTTGATGGGATATACTGCTTTAAAATGGTATAGGTCTCAATCAATACTGCTACATCTAAACTCATATTTTTCCTGTTATTCTGCGTCAGTTTCTAATAATGTATCTTCAGTTACTGAGATTTTGGCAGACTTCTGCTCAAATTCACTCATAACTAAATCCATGATACCATTAGTATTATGACTCCATTCTTTACGAAAATATTTATGAATTTCCCCAGACAAGTCTATATAAGTGTATCTGTTGCCTTCCTTAGCAACAAATCCCTTCTTCTCAATCAAATCAAAAAATCCACTATACGGACTCATACCAGTTGAATATGGGATGTGGAGCTGAATGTCCTCGAAAGGTTTGTTGTACCTTGTCTTCATTATCTTGCATCCCGCACGAATACCAAGAACTTCAGTGACTTTGTTTCCGGCTTCATCTTCCTTCAACTTCATCTTCTTCATTGCAACTACAATAGAACTTGCATAAATGAATCCAGCACCACCTGAAATCTTATCATCAGGATTGTACGGATCTTGTGATGCATATGAATGGTTAGTGGCTACTAGTCCAATGTTTAGACTTCCAAACATGTTAACACAATTACGGACAAGTGCAGTCAATGCTTTGGGCTTACGACCCATATCACCCTTCATTTCACCGGCTTCAAATTGATTAACATCAGTTGGTGTTAGTAACATACCCAATGAATCAATAACGAACAGGACTTTAGGACGATCTTCTGCTGCAAGAACCTTGTATTCTTTCACAAAGTCACTAATAACTTTGGCTACATCATCAATCATAGCCATGTTCAGTTTCAATAGTTTATCATCAGATGTTTGTACACCAAGGCCGTGTAGCCAAGATTCATCAAGTGCGTTTTCTGTATCAATCAAGATAACATAGATGCCTTGGGCTTGTGCGTTCTTGATGAGATTACCAGAACAGATAAAACTTTTTCCAGCACCGCTTTCTCCAGCGAATACTGTAACTTTACCAAGAGGAATACCACGATTGAAATCGCCTGAAATAAGATAATTCAGTGCGTAATTTCCAGTGCTTATCCAATCAGTGGGGTCATTGAATCCAATGCTTACCCCTTCAATACTTTTTGTGATTCCTTTTCGGAACTTTGATAGGTCAAATGGGCGAGTTGCCATTATATATTTCCTTTAATTAAAAAAGGCAGACACCACTAATATGTGGTAGCCTGCCAGATAAGATTGTTTAAGCCTTAGAACGATTACGAATCATAGCTAAAATGTCTTCAGCCCGTTGGCTTGAAGGTTTAGCTTCTACTGACGCGGCTGCTGGGGCTGGAGCAGCCGCGACCTCAAAAGGGACATCATCATCCTCAATTGTAGTTGCTGGCTTAGCTGCAGGAGCACTAAATGTAGTCTTGGCTGCAGGAGCAGCAGTTGCTGATGGTGCTGCAGTAAAACCACTTGGCTTGAAGTATTGACCCCAGCGTTCAGCATCATATGCTTCACCATCAACAGATGCTTCAAACATCTCCTTGATGACTTTTAGTTCAACATCATTAGGCTTCTTTGGTAAGAAGTCAACTAGATTGAATAGACCATATTGGTCAATTGCAGCAGTTTCTGCAGCAGTTAGTGATGATTCCTTACGGGCCCACTTACTAGTGCTATAATCTGCGAAGCCACCCTTTGCACCCTTAGTGACGGTGAAGTCTAGTCCACTTTCATAATCAGTGGGTAGATTTTCAAGATCAGGATCCATTAGAGCACTTTTCACTAGATTGAAAATCTGTGGACTAATGATGAAACGACGAATTGGATTCGCTGGTGCGCGGTCATCTGTCATTGGATTTTCACGAACGAAACCCTGGAACAGATAAGACTTCTTCTTCCAGTATTGACGGCCCTTCACTTCAAGACTAGGATCCTTGAACCAAGGACGAACTTCAGATAGAATTGGACATGGAGTGTCACGACCATACATTTCCATACATGGGATTTGTACGATTGTTGGACGACTATTTGCGTCACCCTTGATACCAGAGAATGGGAGACGAATTAGTGATCGTTCAACCCAAAAGAATGTGTTATTGTTGTCAGCATCGGGCAAGAAACGAATTTTCGTACTTGTACCTTCTGCAATGTTCCATAGTGGATAGATTACTGACTCACCTGTTGATGAGTTGCCACCTTGTGGCTTGTTGTCGCTAGCTTGGAGCCGAGCGCGAATTTCTGCGAGAGTTGTTGCCATGATAGTATTTCCTTTTATGTTATGTTAAATTAAGATGGTCTTAGTTTTGTGCTTAATCAATACACCAGCACAACGCTAGTATACGATACTTTATTTATCTTTGCAATAGAAAAGGCAGAAATAATTCTGCCTTTTTGTTTAACATAAATTTTGAGGATTACCTTAGGCCTGCCAACCGTTTCATTGAATTGATATCTTCATTCTGTGGATGGGGTTCTGCTGCCTCACCCGTTGATACCGGTGGAGTTGGTACAGCGGCTCCATTATCAGGAGTACTGTTGATATCTGGAATCGGATCTAATGATTGGGCTGGTGTTTGATGTTGCTCTATCCATTGAATTACCAATGGGCGGGCATCAGCATCAGAATCTCCCCTTCTGCTTAAATCCAATATGTCACTGAATAGGGCATCATCCTCAATGGTAGCATTCAGTGCATTGATAGCATCACTACCATCTATACCTACGGCCAATGGTTCTTTCATTAATTCTTTTAATTCGGCCATTGCACCATCGGAGATTGAATTACCGTCTTGGTTATTGTAATCATCATCAGTGATACCATCTGCCCAATCATCAAACTCTCTGATGTATTTGTTTTCATTTGCTTGTTGACGGCGTTGATGAGCCTGATATACATAGGGTAATGCATCAGTCATACGATCATCAAACATTTTTTTCATGAATCTTTCTTTCAAGGATTCAAGATCAATGTCAGTAGTGTCATGCGGTTGTTCAGGCATAAAACTTTCAGCATATTCTTTATATCCTCGTCCACCACCTAATTTCTTTAATCCACTATTGAGTTCATGATATCGTTCGGCTGCAGCCTCACACATATTTTTAGTTTCTTCGTCTTCAAACATACGATGTTTTGTTCCGCGAACAAATGACCCAAGTTTTGACATTTCCTCAACCATATGAACAATGTGTTGACCTAACCCATCATGCACTTGCCCACCATGTGCTATGTGTTCAGCCATTGCTCTTCCTGCACTTAATTTCTTAAATGGCATACGGAAGCGTTCTCCTTCTGCTGTTTCAATAAACATGCTATCAATTTTTCTAGACCTAGCGCCACGCACTTCATCATTAATAACATCGCTATGTTTAACCACTAGTCTGACAGGACCCATATCTTGATAGCTAGTACGACTATTACCGTGCAACTTGCTTTCTGTCACTGGTTTTTCACTAGCAGTGAACACATCGGAAGATTTAGATGCTTGTTCTACATCTCTGATATTAAGATTATCTCTATTGA